AACATACTGTTGTCCTTCAAGATAGAGTAAGCATAAATCCCATAAGCGAGTCACAGCTACCTTCTCTTGTTGTGACTTGGATATTTGTTTTGCGAATGTATTAGGAAATTTAGAAGCCATTATTCATCACTTCCATATCTAGAACGGGATGCAAACTTATCGGAAACCTCTCTTCCACTTGAGGATCCCAAGTACTTGGGATTAAACCTTTTACCAAATTCTAGTTGCTGCAGGAATTCTTCCTTGCGATCGTCAGGTAATCTTTCATAGATTTCTCTTGCTCTTGGATCCATTTGTTGCAGCGCTGTAGCTGCTACCTCTGTTTCAGGTGTATCTGCTGTGGCGCCAGCAATTTGTGATGCTCCACTAGCAACACCGCTTACAACCTTTTCTGGATCTCCTGTAGCCACACCTTTAGCGACACCTCCTACAGCAGAGCCGGCTTGATAACCAGCCATGGCACCTTGTGCCGGTGCACCCACTGATGCTCCTATGACGCCACCTATTACGGTACCGGCGCCCTTAGCTCCGTAATCTAGAAGTGTACCTAGATCTTGACCCGCTTTAGCTTGAGTTTCGGCTAGCATTTTATTAGCAGCTTCTTTGCGCGCCTTTACAACATCCTCGTATCTACTGCGTTGCTTTGATGATTCGAATCCTTTTAGTGCCATGCGTCAATACTCCCTATGTCTGTTACGCTTTCAACAGAATTTAACTGCTGAAGTTCTTTATCTAACTTGAGAGAACGATGCATCTTCCTAATAAAAAACCAAGCAATTACATTTACTTGGATTCCAAATAGAACTATTAGAAATATAAAAACTGGTGTTAGATTCTCCACATCCTCTCCTTAATAAAATAAGGGGCAGGACAGTTAGGAAAAACCATCCTGCCCCTTACTAGCTTAGTCTATCTAGCCTAAGGCTTATGCAGCACCTGGGTAGTTGAGTCCAACTAGCATGCCATTAGCATTTGGTCGGACACAAACTGTGTCGTAGTACCAACGATAGAAGCCACTCCACTCATCAGTGTTTGAAGAACGACTAAGTACCGCACCATCTAGATCAGCGAAGCCTCCACCCTCAAGTTCGCAAAGCTTCCAAGTATCAGTCTTTAGTGCAATAACAGCACCCTTAGGAGCATGCCGCGACACTCGCATTGCGATGTTGTTGTAAGACAAGGAAGAGAAACCTCCGTCTGCCTTACCAACATTGCTAACTTCCTTGGTAAGATTACCGCCAGAAGTGCCTAGAAGAATCTGAGCATACTCCTGTCTAAAGCTTGGATGTACCAAGAATAGATTAGGAACAGAATCAGAGGCAATTGAAATCTCATCAAGAAGCCTCTGTAGCTCACCAAGGCTAACATCAGCCCTTGGATCTCCACCACCATCAGCACTCTGTACACAGTGAACAACAGACTGTAGAGCCTCATCATCACCACCAGCATCAGATCGATCAACTCCAAAGTGTGAAACACTAGAGAGGTTTCCGAAGATACCAGTAGGCTCAGCAGCCAAGGCAGTAATACCAGCACTTGCCTGACCACCATCCTCAACCATCACACAAGCAAGAGCGACACCTTCTGGAACAAGACTGGTATTTAATGCATTCTCTAGATCGACCTTACCAGTTGTAAGCATGCCATCAGTAATGTTTCCTACTAGGATATCATCACCGATTACCGCATAGGTGTCCATCTGGACAACATCAAAAGCCAACTCGTTACCTTCAGCCTGTAGAGTATCCTGCGTTGCCTGAGCCTTAGCGATATCACCAGTAAAGTCCCATGCAACACCAATCCCTGCATCCTTTTTCTCATTCAAGAAGCCGACAACATCGCCACCTGAGAAACAGGTTCTATTAGCAGAGTTACGAACATCATCAACCAACTTATTCATTTCGGCATCAACATAACCGATGAATGAATTCTTACCACCAGATTTGGCAGCAGAAATGGCAGGACCAGTAATCTGGAACTTACCATATAGGAACTTAGCAGTGACAGTCAGATTTGCAAAAGACTGTCGAGTAGCAGTAGGTAGCGTACCACCTTCTGTAGTGTAGTCAACACCTGTGTTCCTTCCAACGTGAACTGGAATAATTACTTGCTTACCGTTCCAGTCAACGGTAGCTTTTTCAAACAGATCGAGGGCAAGTACCTCATTATTTAGTTGTTCCTGCAGGGGTCCAAGATAAAAATCTTTTAGGATAGCCCCGAGGGATTCAATATTAGCAGTAGCCATGATTTATATCCTCCTTAGAATTCCATGTCTTTTAGAAAGGACAATGCAGCCTGTTTGGCATCCTTCATTGTCCTAGGTTTAGTATCGGCTCCTGTACTACCAGGGGCACGATCATCTGAAGAAACACCCTTGACTCTCGGGGGAGCAGAATTCTTTGTCTTCTGTTCCTTTGAGTGCCTAGCGATTGCACCTTCTTCAATTGACGCGATAAATGTATTATACCTTTCCGCTACATCTAACACGCTAACATTAGGATCCTGCACAACAGCATGAAGAAGAACCTGCTCATTAACAGCAGGGTACTTATCAATTGCATATACAAGTTCCTTTTGCAATTCATTCTGTGCCTTAGCAACTTCGAATTGATGAATCCGACTTTCCAAAGCACCGTATCTCTCATCAGTAACAGTTTCCACTGTACTATGAGAAACAGAATCACTATCATTCATGTAATCATCTAGCCAAGAACTCTTGACCTCAGGTTCAGAATGATCTACAGACCCAGCAACAGGTTGCTGCAAAGAAGCGTATTGCGTCTTCATTGCTTCTAGTTGAGATTTGAGAGTATCGTTCTCACTCCGCAGTGTATTCCTAGTCTCAACTACACTCTTAAATCTGCCATATGGAATCGCATGACCAGACTCGTCCTGTGTTTCTGTCTCTGTTGAAGAAGAACCCTCGCGGGTTCCTTCAGAGGGGGTAGGATCTTCTACAGGAGCAGACTCCTGAGTTTCTTCTACTACCTCGGTCACCTCCGAGTCGAATGAAGTGTCGGGGCTAAATTCATTTAATGAACTCCCCAATTTGTTTAACGACTCTTTATCTAATAGGCTCATAAATTCCTCCAGTATTAACGTGGCTGCCACGATGACAAAGCCCTTTTTGTCATATTAAATATACCTCAAAACTGAATAATCAACCTTTCCACCCTTTGCCTTGCGCGGTCATGGTTTTATATCTAGAGACTAACCCCTTAGGACAGTTGTATTCCTCGGCTAATTTAACTATGCCGCCCGGGACGTCGTACTCTTCCCACCATACTTTCTCTTTGATTTCTTCAATCTCTCTAAAAGTAAGTTGTGAGCTACCCTTCCTACGAGGTTTCATGTTTGCTACTTTCTCATTCAGTTCTTCCCAGTTGACTTTACTCATTTCATTTGTTCTCCCAAGGAGCTAGCTGATGCTGATTCCCACTCATCATCATTCCACTCCTGTTGATTAGAATATAGTTTACCAGTATTCAGTTCGAATTTTAATTTCTCTGCAAGCGACCCGGGTCGTTTACCCAGTGTCTTTTCTGCAATATAATAATCTGCTTGGTCTAGACCCATCAAAGCTAGTGAGGCAGCGAATACAAGGTCATCATGTTGTCCTGTAGCTGCTTCTGGTCGACCATTGTTGTTATATACAAAAGAATTAATTTCATACTTAAGTCTCTGACAGACAGGAGCAAGCGACATCTTATTAATGTTCTCCTGAATTCTAGACAACATTAGCGGTCTAGTTTGAGCAGAGGTGTTGAAGCCTAGTTTCTCAATATAACGATCACCAGCTTTATCATACGTCACCCTTCTAAATAGATGCGGATAGTTAGCCATTTGGAACTTCTCAATGACTGCCACACCGTGATTGTTAGACTCTATAACAACCAAGGCGTTATACCTATTGGATAGGTCTAGGATGTCTTGTGCGAACACTGAGATAGGTTTATGGGCATAATATGTAGCCACCACCTCCATGGCTAAGTGGTTGGTAACATCAATGACACAAGCTGCGGAGTAGTCACCATCAGGTGAGCCTCCCGCAGTATCAACACCAATAATATAAGAACGATATTCTCTGGGAGGGTTGTACTCAATTAAACCTTCCTGACTGATTAACAATGCCTCAGGATAGGTATGCCTAAAGAACTTGGTACCTGTTGTAATAAATGCTAGTGAAGGAGAGGCGGGATACTCTTGATGAAAGATGTTAAGATCACCAGCACACTTGGTATCAATGGTTTGTCTAACCCAAGCAATCTGTCTTTCAGAGAGGTTATACTCAGACTGATAATCAGACTCCCATCCTGTCTTGTTAGGTAAGGGGAGCTTCGTCTTATAGTTGCGATCCTTAAACCATGGAATAAAGAACTTATCAAAACCACTGTCTTCCATCCACAATTGATAACCTTCGTTAAGACCATTGGCTGTAGTTTCAATAATGATCTCTGCATTGTCAGTTGCTGTCTGGAAGATAGCAGCAATTGATTCTTTAAGATTGGTATAGAAGCAAAGCTCCGATACATGGATTGCATGGAAGGTCGACCCACGAAAATGTGAGGACGATGCTGACGACACCTTAAGAGTACCACCATGAAAGAACTTAAGTTCATTGGTGGAAGACGCGTCGTACTTGAACTGCAAGAACGAAGGCAGGTTCGAATAGAACCTCCGATATATCTCGAAGATATTTTTTACAGCAGGATGAGTATGTGCGACAACAGCGCACTTAAAGTTGGGGGTGAACAGAACCCTCCAGAATAACCTAGCAGCAATTGCAGTTGACATACCCAACTGCCTAGCCTTAAGAGTATAGATCCAAGGATTCGAGTTAAGTTGTTTATAAAACTGTTTCTGTGCAGTGTTAGGTTTGAAGGGTACGAGCTTACCCTTCTTATTGGTTATCTTAAGATATTGACAGAAGTGGTCAAAGTCCTCTTGGCACTTCTTAACTTCTGTTAAAGTTTTCTTAGATTGCTTTGGCAAACTCCATTAGCTCCACTGTGCCTTTTGTACAACTTCCCAGATAGTTTTGCTTCCATCAAAGTAGCCAACCACATCACATGTCCAGTCATATGCTGAAGCGGCGGTAGTACCGATGTTCTGGATGGCATAGTCGCTGGTACTACCATTGATTGTATCGGAGCCAGTCTCTCCTTGCAACGCTACCTGAACACCATTGATACTGCCCATTGAAGTATCTTGTTGAATGACAATTCTATATTTTACATAGTTGGATGAGCTTGACCATGTTGCATCCAAAGTGGGTAGAATGAAAAGATAAATATGGGTATCTGTATACGCAGAAGCAGGTTGCCATTTGATAAGCCTAATTGCGTCTGACGCAACAGCAGGTGCGGTCAACTGTGAATTGCTATATTTGCCGGCACTAACATAAAGCCAGTTATTAGATGTACCTGACCCATGGACGGGTAAGTGTGTATTCTTGACGAAAGTATCTGGATGTGTATGTGCGCCCTTGCTCCTGAGCGCAGCGCTATTGATGACACCATTGGCAGCAGTATTATTAATCGTCCCACCAGAAGGTGTGACTGTTAACATCCCATAGTCATCAACACCTAGGGTGCAGTTGTCACCAGCATTATAAGAAAGCTTCAACTGCGCCGAGGTGTCGAACACCTCAAGCGGAGTATCCGGGTCCGTGACGCCGATGCCGACATTGCCGCCTGACTTGTATGTTACCCTCGCAGCATCACCGTTCGAGTCCCAAAAGGTAAGGTCGTCAGAGCCGGCTTGCTGAATGACATACCAAATCTTACCGCCGGTACCGCCTTCCATATTAAGACCCACATCACCGGTGCCCTGTTCACTTCGTTTGAGCGTAATCGCACAATGTGAGGAGGCTGTCTCTACATGAAGTTTTGAAGCTGGATTGGTTGTCCCGATACCAACTTTATCAGTACTAGTCTCTAGAACAACGTCAGTTGCGGCATCACCGTCTTGCCAACGACCTCCAGAAATTGCACTTGGATCTTCTAGTGTGTATCCAGTCTCACCGGTATTAACTGTAACTAGCTCACCAGCTTTGCCACTAAGATCCGATGCGACAGTCACAACAGCATTATTATTAATTTTAGCCATTAGTCTTCCTCCTCTTCTTCAACTTCAATTTCTTTCTTTTTAAGCCAAGGGGGTCGGTTGTCAGTATCAGGGTCATCGTCTTTCTTGACGGTCTTCTTCTCCTTAACCTCAACTTCCTCTTCCTCTTCCTCATCATGGTCGTCGTGTTTAAGACCCTCAGGAATTTCCTTAAGGATCGTAAAGCTAATCATTTTAGCATCGGCTAGGATTCCCTCAGGATCCTTAGCTAAAGCCTGCAGTAATTTAATTGCGGCTTTCTTTTGTATCTCTTCTTTCATTTAGATCTCCTCCATGATGGGTTCTTTTTAAATATCCTATGAAAGGTGAAAATCAATTGGACGCAGTCCATCAGTTAATGACTGGAAGTATGACTCAAAATACCCAGAGTATTTCCGTAGCCTATTGCATATCCTATGCCAACCCCAGTAAACAACCCCTTTTAGGGGTATATATATATGCCTATATATACGGCGATGTATTGCCCTGTGTGTATATATCTAGCATATATGCATATATGTTATACACTTGTTTGAATATATACTTTATATATATGCAAGTTATATGCCAATGGGTATACCCTTACTCAGCCTGATAGGGGTGCTATGTTATGTTAAACATTACTTCCCCTCAGTGGCTTTCTAAGGGAGGTAGGGTATTGGGGTAGGTAAGGGTAGGGGGGGTAGGGTTAGGTTGTCTTGCAGGAGGACTGGGGTATCAAGGAATTAATCCTCGTTCCCTCCGCTCAGTATCTGCAACAGTTCCTCTTCGTAGTTGCCGGTGCTCTCGTTCTTGATTATCTCACTGAGGAGTTTAAGAGCGGCTAACTTGCAGTTAGATTTAGCAGCATGCTTGGCTTCGGGTCCATCGTGAGGAACTTCAACAATGAACTGCAATACTAACTCTTTTAAATCTAAACCATTAACATCTGCTGATGGTAGATCTTTTATTAGTTTGTGTAGTGATTTAGTATCTTTCTTGTTCGGCATTGCGTATTCCTCTATGATCCTGCAAACTTGGCAGGGAATTGCGTTAGGATGCGTGGTTAACCAACGATTACGCGGCTTTGCCTACTACATCCAATACATCTATTAATATCTTCCTTCTTAATAAGTTCAACCCCACCAATGTTTATACACCTCTGATAGAAGCCCCATTAAGAACCACGACGAACTGTATAAGATCCATATGGCTACTATTACTGAACTTATCTTTATCCACTCCATTACTTCTATTAACTCTTCACTTGCGTTTGTTCTTATCCTCATACTCTACTCATTCCATTCTCAATAGCGACTCTATCAACATAGTAGATTTCTTTCTTACCAATTGGCTGAACTCCGTAGATAATATCATTAACACAACCACACTGATAAACCCACCTTTTGTTGAGCCGTCCAATTCTATCCTCCCAATGTTTGTTTAACAAGAAGCGCTTCTTGGCGATCTGTTCCAAACACTCTTGGTGTCGGGGCAATAAACCACTGACTGTCATCTTCACTACTAACGCTATCTTATTCTTACAGTGAGGGAACATATTATTAAGCGAGCCGGAGAAGATGTTAGGGCAGCCTCCATTCTCCGGGGTTCTGTCTCCTTTACTACAACAGTCCTTAAACTTTTTCATCGTCCAATCTACTCTTACCAAGTCTCCTGTCCTAATGCTGTCTTCATCTAACCAACATCCTAGATGTGTTTCTTCTTCTCTACCTATCATTGGTCTGCTCCTGAACTGATAACTTCTAAATCATCTCCTTCAATGAAGCCGTATCCACAGTTCGGGCGATTGGGTAGCGGAACGATCTTATCACCGTTCCCATATGGGTCGTGAGTAATCATACAAACTTCTGTTGCTGCCTCTCTGTCGGGATCGCAATCCATCTTTGTTATGATTGCTAACTTACCTCTCATCTTCACTGGGAAGGGCTTATCTACATAGCCACTCTTCCTATCAGCACCTGTCTGATCGCCCAGCGGGATGTGGTCGGTTCGGAAGTGGTCGGGGTAGGGGTATCCCCTATGTGCGACATACCCATAATAACACCGTTCGTAGTATGACCTACCATTCTTGAACTTTACTATGTCTCCTACTTTCATTATTCATTGTCTCCTTATTGACATTCTTTATTCTTATTACCCTCAATCATAATCTGTTTTATGTTCTATGGGTTTCTCTTTCCTTTTCATTCCCTCGCATATCATATGACTACACCACAAAGAGTAGAGGATTATTCCTACCACAGATAGC